TAATGCCGGATTGATATCCATAAAGAGAGTCTTCTTTTCCTCCATTCATAATAGATTCATTTTTTGAAAGTATTGGATATTTATCTTCAATAGATAGATCTTTAGTAACACCAATATTATTTAATAATTGTAATACCATGCTTTTTTTAGGATCTTCAATAAGTTTTGGTGGTATATTTTGAAGGCGTGTATTATCATTACAGAATTTAGAACCATCTTTACTGACAAAGCATGAATCAGATACTAGTGAAGTACTTTTATGTGATGTTTTATCAGTGAATTGATTTTCATTATCAAAAAAACTTCCAGTATCGGTTAATTCATCTTTTATATCACTTGTGTAATATTTTGGATAATTTGAAACATTTTCATCACTCCAGGCTTGGTTTGCTTTATTATTATCTAATTCAAACTTTCCATATTCAGTAGTGCCTATAGTATTACCAGAGAGTCTATCTTTTCTGTAGAAATCTGGTATATAATATCTATTTTGTTTATCTCTGACCATTTCTATAAATGGAGATGATTTGGGTTCCATATCTCCAGAATCTATTTTTGGTAGTTTTGATAGAGCTTTTTGAGGATATGATATTTCAGGATAAGAAACATTATCTGATTTCTTTTTCATTTCTTCAACTTTTCCTACATTAGTATTAAATACGGTATCTGAAATTACAGAACGTGATTCTGGTATTCTATATTGTAATGTAAGATTTGAATCTGAATAATAAATATGTAAAAATATTAAATACAATACAACTAATATAATTAAAATTAAAAGTAAATCCATATATTACTATTCAATATTTTATTTCAATATATAAGGATATTTTGAGAATTATTTATCTAAAGAATATATAATGGAGTTTTTAATACCGGAAAGTAAAAATAATGAACAAAGACCTACATTTGAAAATACAACATATTTAAATAATCATAAGAAGAAGCAAATATTAACAATTAGATCATCAAAAAGTATTTTTAATCTTAAATTAAAAGAACCATTACGAATTGAAAAGTTTTCAGATATTTTTTTAGATTCATTTACTACATTTAATATAGGTGATAAAAATAAGAATACTAAACAAAATAAACAATTTTTTATGTTAAAAATAGATCAATTTAATTTACAGCAGAAATCGAATTATGATGATTTTAATAATACAATAGTTATCCCAAATGAAGATTCATCCGGTACGGGATTTGCTTCTCATAAAAGTAAGAAGCATAATTATGTTTCAACAATTCAACCTGGAATTATTACGAATATAAGTGGTACTTTAAAAGATAAAGTCGCATCAGCGATTTTGAATGATCATAGCATACAGGTTACTGGTCCAGGTGGTGGGCATGCTGATGCGGATGAAATAATAATACATTATATTGATGAAATTGGTACAAGAGATAGTGTAACTTTAACAGCGAGTCCTGCTGGCCCGGAAAGCTCAACAAGTTTTAATGATAAAGCTTCAGGTGCATCTGGTGTTGCTGCAAGCATTAAAGAAGCATTTAATGAAAATCATATACTTGGAATCAATGGAACGGTTTCAAACGACACTGTATCATTTGAAACAGTTGGAGATGCTGAAATAATATCAATTGGTGGTAGTTATTTAGATGGTCACGCAACAGAATATCATCCACATTTTTTCGCTGAATTTGCGATTGTAGAAAAAGATTAACCAAATGTATTTTCAGATGAATAAATAATATATAAAAAATCATCTTCATCTTTATGAGATGCATATAAATCAGACATTAAAGCCGATGTTGGTGGTAATAAACCATTAATAGTAACGAATATAGCTTTTTCTGGACTTAATTTAATATTTTTTCGAATGATGTAAACAAATTGTCCAAGAGTTAAGTTTTTTGGTGATAGAAACTTAGTTTTTTGGAGAGTATCATAATTACATGATTTATGTTTTTCAACAATAATAGGTATTCTATCAGGATATTTATTAATAATTTTATTAGATTCTTCTTTTCTTAATTCTAATGAATGTTTATTTTTAAAGTTCATATATATATTTTACAAACAAAATATTTAAAGTAAAACTACAATTGATAATGTAGAAGTAATGAAATTAGTTCAGATTCTTACAGATGGTACTATGAATGATATTAAAATAAATGAAAATACTAAAACTAAAATATTATCTAAACTGGGTGATTTCATAGTTAATAAAGAATCTAAAATAGTAGAATATGGTTATTGGGAAATAGATGAAATAAAAATAGTATGTTATGGATCAATTAAAGGTAATATTAAAAATAATCATGTATTAATGAAAAATATAATCTATAAAAATGAAGACTATAAAAATAAATATATATATGGTGATATATTTATACTTAAATATAATAAAAAAAAGATATTTGATATAGATGTAGCAGATTATGCTTTACTTTACAATATTCAAGAGGGTTTATCAGATGATGAGTATGATTCTTTTGATGAATATTCTGAAGATGAATATAATATGGAAGAAACTGTAATTGAGGAAACTGAAAATATTAAAGTTAAATTACCTAAAAAGGATATTATAATAAAAGATATAGAATTAGATATAGATACAAATATTTATTGATGTATAATCCGTGTTTAAACTCTTTAGGATTGATATTCTTTATTCCATTAATATCTAATAGTATAAAGGGGATCATATCTACATTTGTAATATTCAATGGTTGTTTATGTCATGGTTCTCAATATATAGATTATAAATATAAAGAAGTTTTAACAAATTATGATATAGTTTGTAATACTATCTTTGGTGCATTTATTTTATATTCAGAAAAAGAAAATAAGTTGTTAATAATAACAGTAGAATGCATATCAGTTTTAAGTTTTGGTTTAAATAGAGCATTTTTTAAATCTTCTCCTATAATTCATGTTTTTGGAGTTCAATTGCCTTTATTTATTGTATTATATAATTATTCTGAAGAATTATAAATAAATTTGAATTTATTTATTTAAACAATAATAATAAATAAATAAATATGGATTGTGTTACAAAATATTCAAATATAAATGATGAAATAAGAAAAAAAGTGGTATTCAAAATTGATAAAATTATAGACGATGTATCATTAAGTCGTAATATAGAGAAAAGTATTTATAATTCTATAATAAAAGAATGTAGGATGAAACATATTCATCGTTCTTGGAGTAATATAATATTTAAGAAAATGTATTTATCAAAAGTAATTTCAATATATTCTAATTTAAATAAAGATACATATATTAAAAATATAAGTTTTTTGAATAGAATTAGAAGTAAAGAAATAAATGTAGAAGATATTGGAAATATGACAAGCATTGATATTTTTCCAGAAAATTGGAAAGAATTGATAAATAAAAATTTTGAAAGATATAAGAAATTAAGAGAATATAAACCGGAAGCAATGACTGATATATTTAAATGTCGTAAATGTGGGAGTAGAAAATGTTCATACTATGAACTTCAGACAAGATCGGCGGATGAGCCTATGACCCAATTTATAACATGTTTGAAATGTAATACTCGTTGGAGGCAATAAAATTATTGAAAATACGTATTTACTCTATCGGTGCCTAATCCTTGTGTATTTTTCACAGCCATTACACATCCTTCAGGATTACAATTTTGAACTGTTGCGACTGGAAGAACAGTATTATCTGAACATTTATTGCATTTCATTTTTTGTTCAAGATCTTGAATAAATGTAGATTGTAATTGTAATGCATTTTTAGTTAAAAAATCTCGATATTCCCATGTAGATTTTGCTTTAGATATTGTGTTGTTTAAAATGCAATTACTTCTATAATCTGTAAATTGTCTACCATCTGCCATTCTTGCAGGAAAATCTAATTCATAATTATCAGTAACTTTGACGTCCATTAATATATATTATACATAATATTTTAATTATTGTTTATTTTTGATTCTATTAATAAGTGTTTCTTTATTTCCTGAAACGGGTAAATTAAGTATTAATAACACTTCTCTTAATTCTTTTACAGTCATGTTTTCATAATCAACTGAGCTTTCACTATCCTCACTTGATTTGTCATCTTCAACATCTTCATTTGATTCTTCGGAATCTTTAATAGTTTCTTGATTTTTATCAGATTCAATTATATTTTCTTCAGTATTTAAAAAATCGGTTTTAAATACATCTATAGGATCACTCATATTTTGTTCAAAATCATCAAAATCTTTAATGCGATTATGAATAGACTCTTCAGATTCTTTATGTAGAGTATTATTTAGATTATCATCTATTTTTTCATAATTATTAATATATTGTTCTTCATCATTTGAAATATCAGATTTTTCATCATTTAGTGTATCTTTATTTTCATAATTAGAGTAAACGACTTCTTTTATATTTGGATTAGATTTATTGGTTTCATTCATTTTGTCTAATATTTTATATTCATTTTTTGTAATATCATTATTTTCTGAATTATGTTTATATTCTGAATCATAATAAATTACATTTTTTTTTTCTTCTGATACTTCAATATTTTCTTTATCTTCTTTATTTTCTTTATTTTCTTTAATGAAAGTATCAAGTCTTGTATTTAACTCATATATATTGTTTTCTATAAATGAATATTGAGATTTAATTTTCATGATTTCATAATATAAATATGCAATACATAAAAAAACAATTATAAGTAGAATAATATTTTGAAAACTATTAGATGAAACTTCAATGGCGGCCATAATAAATTATTAGTTATTTAAAATATAATATTTAAACATAAATTAATATGTATATAAATAAATGTCAGAAAAGAAAAAAAGGGGCCGAAAACCTAAAAATAATATAATTATAAATGAAAATCCGGTGTTTGAGACATCCAATCATATGAATAATTTAATAATAAGATTAAAGTCTGATAATAATCTGAAGAAAAGTGAAATATTATGTGGTTATGAAAATAATAATGAATATTATGAAATAAATAATAATTCCAATAATTTACATTGTTGGAATTGTTCATATCCAATAGATGGTACTAATTTCGGTTTACCAATTAAATATTATAATAATTTATTTTATACTATTGGTAATTTTTGTTCTTTAGGATGTTGTGCAAGATATACATTTGATAATTATAATGGTCAAGAATTATATGATATTTATTCTAATATTAATTTTTTTAATAATAAATGGAAAAATAGTAAAAATGAAAAAGTAATAGTTTCTCCTTCAAAAACTATTTTAGAAAAGTTTGGAGGAAAAATGAAAATAGAAGAATATAGAAATATAAATAAAAACTTATATTTAACACAATTGCCTCCAATAATACCGGTAAACTCTCATGTACATTTTCATGAAACAAATATATCAGAAAAAAATAATTCGGAATTGAAATTATTTCGAAAAAAGCCTATTAAAAATAAAAATAATATATTTTTAACAATGAATATTGAAAAAACTGAAAATGAAAATGAAGAAATTATTTAGTTTTACCGTATAATAAAATAGAATTAATAATGAAAATAGCTATATATATATTTTCATTTATTATCTGAGTTAATTGATGATCAAATACTTTATGATCGATTTTGTTTAATGATGGTAATTCTGTTAATTTTATATCAACTAATTTATTCAATATAAATAATCTGGTTTTAATAAAATAATAGATGTTTATAAGTTGATAAGATTTATATGAATTAATATAATTATATATAAGTTGAGAATCAATATATTCATTAAAGATATCTAAAAAAGAATAATTATTATATTCGATGATATTATATTCATTAATTTGTAATAAATGTTCCATATTTTATAATTTATATAAATTATATAATGTAAACTTAATAAATATTTGTATTTTGATACATTAAAGCTGGGAAAGTTTCATTAGTATTTATTTCGATTTGTTTCATAAATTTATCAGGATTATTTTCCCATATATCATTTAATTTAATAGATAAATTTGTTAATAAATTATATCCTTCACGATATAATTCTTTACATAATTTACTTATATTATTTTCAAGTTTATTTTCTTTAAAATTACTCTTTTTAATAGAATGATAGAAGGTTTCTTGTGGTACAGAAATGGTAATTGATTGAAAATTATTAACAGATTCTCTTAAATATAAAAAACAATTATCATAAATAATATTTCCATGTTTTATATCATTATGCTCCATTTCATGTAAAGTATATAGAAATAATTTTAAATATTTATATCCTTCTCTATATGCATTTTTATTATATTGTTTATATTGTTGTAATTCTTTAAGAATATCTTTAATATGATCATTCATATGTATTTCAGTTTGTGATTTAATATTATCTTGAATAATATGTTTTGGTTTTAGATGAGATTTTTCTATATCAATTAAGACATTTTTAAAATCAGAATAATTTACAAATATATAAAATATACCAGATATTATGGCAATAACTTGAATATTTGTATCTTTTAAAGCAAAAATACAAAATATCAAAAAAAATGATAAAGCAACTATATTTTGATCAAAATAATTTAATAATTGTTCTATCATATAATTATACTTAAGAAAAATATTATAATTGATAACAATAGGATAAAGAATCCTAAATAAATAACATTTTCACTTTCTCTAATAAAATAAATGAAACCTAATAAATAGATTTGTATTTTTTTGAATATACCAGCATTTGAAAGATTAGTTTTTTCAATAACTTCTGCTTTATAAACATATTTATGAAAATCATCAATAAAATGTACCAGAAAATTAATAGTTTTATCAATAATTGTTCCAAGATCTTCATCCATTACTGTTTTTTTATTTTCTTTCATCTCTTTTTTTTTGATATTATTAATAAAGTCAAGTTCATGTGATTTAAGATTTTTTAAAGATTCTCCAATTAAAGATGAGCTCATTTGAGGTCTAATATCAGTCATAATGCTTTTATTAAAGTTATCTAAATCTTCATATGGTACTCCTGACCATATATTTTTATTTAATATATCTTCTTCTTCATTGAAGCTGTAATCATTATCTACTTTTCTTTCAATTACACTTTGTTTATTATCAAGTAAATCCTGTTTATTTTCTAATTCTTTAATTCTTGATTTTAAATCATTTATTGTTTGTTGTTCACCTTTAATTGTTGATTTTAAATCATCTATTCTTTGTTCATTTGACCCCATATATTATGATAAACATAAAAGTATAGAAATAAACTTACTTATCTTCATCATCATTTGTTGAATTGATAGTAAAGTCCAGGTCAAGATCATCGCCTTCATCTTCATATTCTAAACCCTCAAGAATGCGTTCTTTATTTTCATCGTTAGGAATAATTTGATATGTAATATCTTCCATACATTCCCTTAATCTTTCTCTTTCTACATTTAAACAATATTTGTCTTTCATCATATTCATAATGCATTCTTTAATATCATCAAACTCTTGTATTTTAACGTCATTTTCCTTGATATATTTATGAATTTCTACAAAAATATTTTCTTGAGTGACAATTTT